CATCCCTATGGAATGGAACTACGAAGGATTCATGGATACTTACGGATCACCTGTTTTCATTAGAGAAAAAAATATTGTCAAAGGAATCGATGGCGTTGAAATTGAAACAGGAGTTATTGACCATTGGCAAAATGAAGTAGATGGTTTAAAAAATGATTCTGATAGTTTAAATGAATATTATAGACAATTTCCTAGAACAGAAGCTCACGCTTTTAGGGACGAGACTAAAGATAGTTTGTTTAATCTTACTAAAATATATCAACAAATAGATTATAACTCTGAATTGAATAACACAGCTGCTGTTACTAAAGGTAGTTTTCAATGGATTAATGGTGTTAAAGACACTGGTGTAGTATTCGTGCCTAATAGTAGTGGTAGGTTTAATGTTAGTTGGATACCATCTAAAAATCTTCAAAACCGAGTGATACTAAATAACGGGGTTAAAAGTCCTGGCAACGAACATATTGGTGCTTTTGGTCTTGATAGTTATGATATATCAGGAACAGTAGATGGCAAAGGATCTAATGGCGCTTTGCATGGACTTACTAAATTCAGCATGGAAGAAGTGCCTTCAAATCATTTTTTCTTAGAATATATATCAAGACCTCAAACGGCTGAGATATTCTTTGAAGATGTTTTAATGGCTTGTGTATTTTATGGTATGCCTATACTAGCTGAAAACAACAAACCTAGATTTTTATATTACTTAAAAAGAAGAGGTTATAGAGGCTTTTCAATGAATCGCCCTGATAAGGTTTGGAATAAACTTTCTACAACGGAAAGAGAAATAGGTGGAATACCTAACTCAAGCGAAGATATTAAGCAGGCTCACGCAGCCGCTATTGAATCTTATATAGAAACTTATGTAGGATTAAAAGATGATGAATGTGGAAGCATGTATCATCAAAAAACATTAGAAGACTGGGCTCAGTTCAATATAAACAATAGAACTAAGCACGATGCTTCGATAAGTTCTGGTTTAGCTATTATGGCTTGTAATAAGAATTTGTATAAACCTGTAGCTGATAGAAGCGTAAAAAACATTAATCTAGGTATTAAAAGATATAATAACGAAGGAAATTTTTCACAAATAATTAAATAAATGGTTGTAACTGATAGCAATAGTATTTTTCCAGACCAAGTTGTTCCAGACGAAATAAAAGCAAGCTATGACTATGGCATGCAAGTTGGTAGAGCAATTGAAGGAGAGTGGTTTAGCGGAACTAGAAATGGCTTAGGTAATAGGTATTCTACAAATTTTAACAGCTTTAGGAGCTTAAGACTTTATGCAAGAGGTGAACAACCAGTTCAAAAGTACAAAGATGAATTAGCTATTAATGGAGATTTATCTTATTTAAATTTAGACTGGAAACCTATACCTATTATTTCTAAATTTGTAGATATAGTTGTTAATGGTATGTCTGAAAAACTTTATGAAATAAAAGCTTATGCACAAGATCCTGAATCTTTAAAGAGTAGAACAGACTATGCTAATAGAATATTAAGAGATATAGAGACTAAAGAGTATTTAGATAATATACAGCAAACTTTAGGTTTGAATTTATATTCTACAGAAAATCCTGAAGACTTACCACAAAATTCAGATGAATTAGAGCTTCACATGCAATTAGATTATAAGCAGTCTGTTGAAATAGCTGAAGAAGAATTAATAAATAATACTTTAGACAGGAATAGATACGAGTTAACTAGAAGAAGAATAAACGAAGATTTAGTTATATTAGGCATAGGTTGCACTAAGACTAGCTTTAACAAGGCTGAAGGTATAACTGTTGACTATGTTGATCCTGCTAGGTTGGTTTATTCATATACTGAAGATCCTAATTTTGAAGATATATGGTATGTTGGTGAAGTTAAAAGAATTAGTTTATCTGATCTAAAGCAAGAGTTTCCTGACTTAACTCCAGACCAACTACAGCGTATTGAAAAATATCCTGGAAACAGTGATTACGGTTTTGATTGGCAAGGTAGAGATGATAATAACAGTGTTTATGTCATGTATTTTGAATACAAAACTTATAGCGAGCAAGTTTTTAAAATAAAAGAAACTGCAACTGGTCTTGAAAAAGCTTTAGAAAAGCCTGATACTTTTAACCCAGAGCCAAACGATAATTTTGAAAGAGTTTCTAGATCAATAGAAGTTCTTTATTCAGGAGCAAAAGTACTAGGTCATCAAGATTTATTGCAGTGGGAAATGTCAAAAAATATGACTAGACCAGAATCAAACCTGGTTAAAGTTAATATGAATTATAATATCTGTGCACCTAAAATGTACAAAGGCAGAATAAATTCTTTAGTTTCTAGAATAACTGGATTTGCTGACATGATACAATTAACTCATTTAAAGCTACAACAAGTTATGTCAAGGGTTGTTCCTGATGGTGTTTATTTAGATGCAGATGGTTTAGCAGAAGTAGATCTTGGTAATGGAACTAGTTATAATCCTCAAGAAGCTTTGAATATGTATTTTCAAACTGGTAGTATTATAGGTAGATCTATGACACAAGATGGTGGTCAAAATCCAGGTAAAGTTCCAATACAAGANCTATCAACATCTAGCGGTATGAATAAGATACAAGGTCTTATACAAACTTATCAGTACTATTTACAGATGATAAGAGATGTTACTGGCTTAAATGAATCTAGAGATGGCAGTAGTCCAGCAGCTGATTCTTTGGTTGGTTTACAAAAGCTAGCTATAGCTAATTCTAATACAGCAACTAGACACATTGTCCAAGCTAGTTTATATTTAACACTTAGGACATGTGAGAATATAGCACTTAGAGTTGGGGATTGCTTAGAATTTGATTTAACTAGAGAAGCTTTAAAGTCTAGCATTAGTTCTTTCAACGTAGGAACGCTTGAGGACATATATAGTCTTCATCTCTATGACTTTGGTATATTTTTAGACTTAGTACCAGACGAAGAGGAAAAAGCTCAGCTAGAACAAAACATACAAGTTGCTTTACAAAGCGGCCAAATATTCTTAGAAGATGCTATAGATATTAGGCAAGTAAACAATTTAAAACTTGCTAATCAACTGTTGAAGCAAAGAAGAAAACAAAAACAAAAAGCAGACCAAGAATCTCAACAAGCTACTATAGCTGCTCAAGGCCAAGCTCAAGCTGAAACAGCAGAGCGAACTGCAATGGCGGAAGTACAAAAACAACAAGCTTTAGCGCAGACAACTCTACAAATAGAACAAGGTAAGTCTCAGTTTTCTATAAATAAAATGGAAAGAGAAGCTGAAATTAAAAGAGAATTAATGCAAATTGAATTTGACTTTAATATACAGTTAACACAAGCAAAAGGAGAAGCCGAAAAAAATAAAGAAACTTTCATAGAAGATCGTAAAGACAAACGAGCTAAACTTATAGGAACTCAACAGAGTCAAATGATAGATCAAAAGCAAAATGATTTATTACCAAAGAATTTTGAATCCGCAGGTAATGACAACCTTGGTGGATTTGGATTAGAGCAATTTGCTCCACAATAATTTTTTTATTAACTATTATATTATATTATGTCAAAAACAAAAAAAGAAGGACCAATTGTAGATGATACAAAAGAAGGTTTAAAAATTAAAAAGAAAATGGGTAAGCCTAAAAAAATGGTTACGCCTATGAAAACAACTAAAATTGATTTAACTAAGAAAAAAGAGCAAAAAACTGAAGAAATTCCAGTAATTAATGTAATTGAAAAAGCAGAAGAAACTCCAGTTAAGGCTGTAGAAGAAGTTAAAGAAGAAGTAGTTGAAAATAAAGAAAATCCTATAATTCAAGAAATAACTGAAGAAGAGGTAAAAAAAGAAACTAAAGTAGTAGAACAGCAATTAAAAGAAGCTGTTAGAGATGAAGAAGTAATAGGTAGACAACTACCAGAAAACATCGAGAAATTAGTTTCATTTATGGAAGAAACAGGTGGGGATGTATCTGACTACGTCAGATTAAATGCTGATTACACAAACATAAATGAAGATGTTTTATTAAGAGAATACTACAAACAGACTAAACCACATTTAGAACGTGATGAAATAGACTTCATATTAGAAGATAATTATTCATGGGATGAAGAAGTGGATGAAGAGCGAGATATAAAGAAAAAGAAACTCGCCTTTAAAGAAGAAATTGCTAAAGCACGTAATTTTCTAGAGCAAACAAAGAGTAAATACTACGACGAAATCAAGTTGAGACCCGGCGTAACTCAAGAGCAACAGAAAGCAATGGACTTTTTCAATAGATATAACAAAGAGCAAGATATAGCAACCAAGCAACATTCTGAATTTGAAAAGCTAACTAATCAAATGTTCTCTGATGAATTCAAAGGTTTTGATTTCAACGTTGGAGAAAAGAAATTTAGGTACGGTGTTTCTAACCCTTCAGAACTTGCTAAAAGCCAATCAAACTTATCTCATTTTGTTAAGAAGTTCTTAAACGAAGATGGAAGTGTAAAAGATCATGTTGGTTATCATAAAGCTATTTACGCAGCTGATAATGCGGATACTATAGCAAAACATTTTTATGAGCAAGGTAAAGCCGATGCTGTTAAAGATGTAGTAGCTAAATCTAAAAACATAAATATAGAATCAAGGACGCCTGCGTCTGAAGGTGCATTTATTAATGGGTTTAGAGTAAAAGCAATATCTGGTGTTGATAGTTCTAAGTTAAAAATAAAAAAAATAAAAAATAACTAATAAATAAATAAAATGAGTTTTAATACTGGCGGGAGTTTTCCTGCACAAATTAAGCCTGCTCAAAAGAGATTAGCCCTTAACGATAACTACCTAGATTTTACAGGTGGTGCTAATGACTTTGCGCAACAATATCTACCTGAGCTCTACGAAGCGGAAGTAGAAAGATACGGAAACAGGACTTTGTCTGGTTTCTTGAGAATGGTAGGAGCTGAAATGCCTATGACATCTGATCAAGTTGTTTGGTCTGAACAAAATAGATTACACGTAGCTTACGAAAAAGCTGTTGTAACTGCTTCTGCAAGTGCACAGAGAATGACAGTTACTTTAGATTTAACTTTAGCTGATTCACCTAATGGAGCTGTAAGAGCTGGTCAATCTGTTTTAATTGCTGATAAAGCTACAGGATTAGTAACTGCTAAAGGTTTAGTTCAAGGTGTAACTGGTGGAACTTTAAATGTTTTAGATGTAACTATATACGAAACAACTTATGCTAACTTACCTGCTTCTTTAAAAGCTGCTGGTGGATGTACTTTGTTTGTATATGGTTCTGAATTTGCAAAAGGTGCTACTGGAATGACCGGTACTATTCAGCCACAATTTACTCAGTTCTCTAATTCTCCAATTATCTTAAAAGATAATTTTGAGATTAATGGTTCTGATACTGCTCAAATTGGTTGGGTTGAAGTTGCTACTGAAGATGGAACATCTGGATACTTGTGGTATTTAAAGTCTGAGTCTGAGACAAGATTAAGATTTGACGATTACCTAGAAATGTCTATGGTTGAATCAGTTAAGTATGACACAGTTGCTCACGGTAATGTTGCTGAAACTTTTGCTTATGGTAATTCTGGAACAGCTAATGTTAAAGGTTCTGAAGGATTATTTGAAGCTATTGGAGCAAGAGGTAATGTATACTCTGGTTTTTCTGGAGCTGCTGCTCCTGGTTCTGGTGCTTTAGGTGATTTTGATTCTATCCTAAAACAATTAGATAAGCAAGGTGCTATTGAAGAAAACATGTTATTCTTATCAAGATCTACGGCTCTTGACTTTGACGATATGATCGCAGCTATGGCTGGTGGAGGTTTTGCTTCTACTGCTTCAGCTTCTTACGGTTTATTTGATAATGAAGAAGATATGGCTCTTAACTTTGGATTTTCAGGATTCAGAAGAGGTTCTTATGACTTCTACAAGACTGATTGGAAATATCTAAATGATGCTACAACTAGAGGTCTAGACAAAGAAATAGATGGTGTTATGATACCTGCTGGAACTACAACTGTGTATGACCAAATGATGGGTGTTAATATCAGACGTCCTTTCTTACACGTAAGATATAGAGCTTCAGAAACTGAAGACAGACGTTACAAGTCTTGGATCACTGGTTCTGTTGGTGGTGCTTACACTTCTGATCTTGATGCTATGAAAGTTAATTTCTTATCTGAAAGATGTTTAGTAAC